GCTAATTGTGATTATTTAGTTAAAAAATATAGGTACACATATGGCAGTAAAGCGAAAAAGAAAGCCTAGTAATATGAAAGGCATTACGATTGGTAGGGGGATGAAACGTCCTACTAAGTCTGGTGCTGGTATGACTAAGAAAGGTGTAGCTAAATATAGAAGACAGAACCCCGGTTCTAAACTAAAGACTGCTGTAACTGAGAAGAAGCCTACTGGTAAGAGAGCATCAAGACGTAAGAGTTACTGTGCTAGATCAGCAGGTCAAATGAAGAAATTTCCCAAGGCTGCTAAGAATCCTAATAGCAGACTTAGACAAGCTAGAAAACGATGGAGATGTTAAATGAAACGACAAAAAAGAGTATGGGATAAGAAAACTGGTGGACTAATATATGTTGACAGTGTTAAAGATTTCTTAGCACAACAGAGTGAAGATAAGGTAGAAGCTCCAGTTGAGAAGGAAGAAGAAATTGTTGAAGAAGAAGAAGTCGTTGAAGAAGCTGACGAAGCGTCAGACTGATACTTTAAAGAAACACTCAGTTCATCACACTAAAAAACATATGTCTTTTATGAGAAGTGAGATGAAGAAGGGTAAGACATTTTCAACAGCCCATAAAGCTGCTATGAAAAAAGTAGGCCGATGACAAAGTGTAGAAACTGTGGTCATGACTCTCATTGTGGTAATCCACTAAGTCAGACTATTTCTCAAACTTTATCTGGTATAGGTGGAACTAAGGTAGAAGTTTGTAAAACATGTAGGTGTGAGAAGTGTTCACCTAAAACTGATTGGGGTTAGTATGGCTGTAGCAACTAAACGTGATCCTAAGAAATGGGCTGCTGCTAAAGCAAGAGCAAGAGCTAAGATGGGTGGTCATTCAGCAAGAGCAATGCAGTTAGCAGTTAAGTACTACAAAGATTCAGGTGGAACATATAAAGGTAAGAAGAAAAAAAGTAACAAGCTATCTAAATGGAGCAAGCAGAAGTGGAGAACAAAGTCAGGTAAACCTTCTAAGAAGACAGGTGAAAGATATCTCCCAGAGAAAGCAATCAAATCTTTATCTGCTAAAGAGTATGCTGCAACAACAAAAGCAAAAAGAGCAGGAACTAGAAAAGGTAAACAGTTTGTTAAACAACCTAAGAAGATAGCAAGAAAGACAAGAAGGTATAGAACATAATGGCTACATCAGGTACATATAACTTTAATCTAGATATAGATGAAGTAATTCAAGAAGCAAGTGAGATGATTGGTGGAGAAGATACTCTAGGTCATGAACCTGCTTCTGCTAGACGTTCTATTAACCTTATGCTTAAGGATTGGCAGAACAGAGGGATACTTCTATGGACAACCAATACCAGCAGTATTACATTATCTACCAGTGTTACTTCTTATAACTTAGATAGTAGTACAATCAATGCTCTTGAGGTAGTCTTACGAAGAAGTAACTCAGACATACAGCTTACCAGAATTACTCCAGAAGAGTATCTCCTTATACCAGCACCTACTCAGACAGGAAGACCTACTCAGTATAGTATACGTAGAAATAGAGACAATCCTGTACTATCAGTCTGGCCTATTCCAGAGAACTCTACAGATACTTTAAAGTTAGAGATAGTCAGTGAGATGCAGGATGTTAATAAGTCTGCTGATCAGAATGCTGATCTACCTAAAAGATTTCTACCATGTTTGACAATGGGACTAGCTTACTATATGTCTATGAAGCGTCCACTGGTAGCAGATACAAGAATAGCAATGCTTAAACAAAACTACGAGGATATGTTAGCTAGAGCAATGGAAGAAGATAGAGAAAGAGCTTCTCTATATCTATTACCTAGATTAACATTTTATAACTAATGGCAGTAAATAGTAAAACTTTAGCAATGTGTGATACCTGTGGATTTACTTATCCACATAGGGTAATGAGAATGAATAGTTATGGTCTTTTGGTTTGTCCTGAAGACTTTGAAGGACAATATGATTTAAAGAACAGTCCATTAAACAAAGTTCCAAATGTAAAAGATAATCCTAGAGTTATGAATCCTAGACCTGATGATGGTGGAAGAGGAATAACATGGGATCAATATGCAGAATGGATTACAATGAGTAGTAATGCTGCATCAGGAGAACTTTTAATTACTGTTGAAGGTAATACAAATTGGAACAAAGCAGATAAAACGTGGGTAGCAATATGACAGATTTTACAGGAAAACTTATATCTAATACATACAAATCAGTTCTTGCTATCAATGCAAGTACGACAGGTTCTGGTATTTCAACCTCATTAGTTCCTATACAAACAGGAGATGGTACTAATACAGCTATTAAGATAGCTACGAATGCAGTACAAATACATGGAAATACTGGAGTATCTGGTAATCTTTCTGTAAAAGATAAAGTATGTGCTTCAGCTTTCTTTGGAGATGGATCAAACCTTACAGGACTTACAGCTTCTATTGGTGGAAGTATATCAGTAGGTAATGCTCTTATAGATGGAGTAGTTACAGTAACAGGAAATGCAGTATTTGAAGCAGACGTATCAGTTAGTGGAGATCTTAATATTGCAACAAACGCATCTGTAGGTGGAACTCTGATTAATACTGGAGCAGCTACATTTAGCTCAACAGTTACCGTAGTTGGAGCAGGAACATTCAAGGATGACGTATCAGTTAGTGGTGACTTAGCTGTTAAAGGTGATGTATCTGTAGAAGGTAATGTATCTCTTGGAGGAACATTGGCTGTAACAGGTGCAGGTACATTTACAGGCAAAGCAGAATTTAATGATGACGTATCTGTCAGTAAGAACTTAGATGTACTAGGAAATGTATCTGTAGGTGGCACAGCAGTATTTAATAGTAACGTATCTGTAAGTGCTAATGTAAATGTAAATGGTAATGTAACAGCAACTTACTTCTACGGTGATGGTTCTAATCTTAGCAACGTAGAAGCTGAGTTAGGAACAGCTACTAATATATCTGTTGAAGGATTTATACATGCAGGTGGAAGTGTATCTGTAAGTGGACCTTTCAATGTTGTAGGAGCAGCTACCTTTAAGGATGATGTATCAGTTAGTGGTAACACAAATCTTAGTGGTACAGTTACAGTTGGAGGAGCCGTAAGCCTTGCATCTACTCTAAGTGTAGGTGGTGCAGTTAATCTTCTAGGTACAACTACAATAACAGGAGCAGCAGGATTTTTAAGTACAGTTAGAGTAGCAGGTGCAACCTCAATAGAAGGAGCAACTCTACTTAAGAGTACAGTCACAGTAATTGGAGCAGCCCATCTTCAAAGCACTGCATCAGTTGGGGGAGCAGCCACATTTGCTTCCACAGTCACAGTAGTTGGAGCAACACATCTACAGAGTACAGCATCAGTTGGAGGAGCAGCTACATTTGCTTCTACAGTCACAGTTGTAGGTGCAGGTACATTTAAAGATGATGTATCAGTCAGTGGTAATGTAGTTATAGGTGGAACAGTAACAATCAGTGGTGCTAATGTACAAGCAGCTAATGCAAAGGTTTGTGCTTCAGCATTCTATGGTGATGGCTCTAACTTAACAGGAATTACAGCATCCATAGAAGGTAATATATCAGTTAATAATGCAACAATAGGTGGTAATCTTTATGTTGGTGGTACGGTTACAGTTGCAGGAGTAGGTGTATTTGAAAGTGATGTATCTGTTTCTGGTGATCTTGATGTAGCTACTAATGCTTCTATAGGAGGTACTTTTACTGTTACAGGAGCTACACAACTAGGATCTACAGTTACTGTTGCAGGTAAAGCTATATTTGAAGGAGATGTATCAGTAAGTGGAGACATAGATATAGCTACGAATGCCTCAATAGGAGGAACACTTGTAGCTACAGGAGCAAGTCAGTTTGGATCTACAGTTACTGTTGCAGGTGCTGCTATATTTGAAGATAGTGTTTCTGTATCAGGTAATGTGGATGTGGCTGGTAATGTTTCTATAGGAGGTACAGCACAGATAACAGGTAATGCTAACTTTGATGGAGATGTGTCAGTTAGTGGAGATGTATCTATAGGAACAAATTTATATGTAGGTGGTACAGCTACTATAACAGGTAATGCAGGACTTCTAGGATCGTTTAGAGTTAGTGGTGCAACATCACTTGAAGATGCTGTAGTTATGAAGAGTACAGCTACAGTCTCAGGTGCAGTAGGACTACTGACCACACTAAGAGTTGCAGGAGTTGTATCTGCTGAGAGTAACGTAATTATAGGTGGTACTGCTACCATCACAGGTAACTCAGGGTTCTTAGGAACTGTCAGAGTTAGTGGTAATACAAGTGTGGGTGGTACATTTGCTCTTGCTAAGTCAGCAGCAGCAACAGTACATACAACAGCTATCAATGGAGTAACCAGTGTATCTCTTAACTTTGGAGGCGCACAAAACTTCTTGACAACTGTAACAGCAGCACATACAATGGCAAGACCAACAAATGCTAGGGTAGGTCAAGTGGGAAGTATATTCTTTGTACAGTCAGGTGGTAGTGGTACATTATCATGGAATGCTTGTTGGAAGTTTCCTGCTGGAACTGATCCTACCTTTTCTACCTCCAATGGAGCAGTAGATAGATTAGATTATATAATAGCATCTGTATCTAGTGATGACACAGGTGAGAACATACAAGCAATACTATCACAGGAATATAGTTAATGTTTAATAATAATTTATTAATGGGTGCAGCAGCAGCAGCTAGTGGTGCTGATTTAGTATCAGTTGGAAACTCTGCTTTATTTAAAACTGCTAGTAGTCAGTATTTGTCTAGGACTCCCGGTTCTAATGGAAATAATAAAATAGCTACGTTTTCTACTTGGTTTTATCATATGCCAAATGGATTAGACCAAACACTATTTGCAGCAACAGCAGGTGCTGCCGATATATTCCAATTATACATTGATAGTAACGATGACATTATCTTGTACAACTACTCGTCTGGCTATGATTGGCAATATGTAACAGATATGAAGTTTAGAGACAATGGCTGGATACATTTTTGTTGTGGTATAGATACATCTGATACTGTTTCCACCAATCGTGTTATTCTTGAAATTAATGGGGTAAGGGTAACTGACTTTTCTACTGCAAGCGCACCTTCTCTTAATTTTGTTAATGACTTTAATACTGCTAGTAATCCTATGAGAGTAGCCTCTTATGATGGTTCTCATAACTTTGGGAATAATTACATGGCCGAAACGGTTTGGATTGATGGAACTAGATATTCTGCATCTGATTTTGGTCAATTTGATTCATCTGGTCTTTACTGGACACCTAAAAGTTCTGCGTCAATTAAAGCACTAACATTTGGAACGAATGGTTTTTACCTTGATAACACTACTAATGCTCAAACAGATGCTAGTGGTGAAGGAAATAATTTTACAAATAATAATACTGTTACGACTACAACTCATACTCCAACAAATATATTTGGTTTAGCTAATCCATTAGTTAAAAGCGCAATAACTTATAGTAATGGTAATAAAACTGTTGCCACTACAACTAGTGCCAACTCCCGTGCAATGTCAACTCTACCTATTATTGGCAAAATGAAAATAGAAGTTACCATCAACTCAGGTAGTACTGTTATTGTAGGACTACAAAGTCTTACTCAAGGCACAGCAATAGAAGCATATTATTATGGCTCAACTGGAGCAGTTGGAGGTGTAACAGGAAGTGCTGGAGCTACGTTTGGCGCAAGTGATGTGATTACAATGCTTGTTGATGATGATGCTGGAACGATTGAGTTTAAGAAAAATAATACTAGCCAAGGTGGGGCTAGGACAATTAACGCATCAGGGTATACTGCTGGTGAAGGTTCTATGTGTTTTGAGTATGGTGACGGCACTACTAGTAATGCAGTCAATGTAACAATAGCAGTAGAAAGTGGAGATTGGGATTACTCAGATACGGCTACATTTCTTGAATGTAGTACAGAGAGTATAGCATCTGCTACAACTCGCACAGCATCTGACAGTAAGAAATACTTTGACACAATACTCTACGAAGGAAATGGTGAACAACAAAGAGTTGGACAGTTTCAGCCGTTTACAGATAGTTTTACTATCGCTAAAAGTGCTTTATTTAATTCTGCTAGTTCAGAAAACTTTTCTAGATCGTGGGGAACACCAACAAATAATAAGATATTTACTTTCAGTACGTGGTTTAAATTATGTGATCAAGATGACGATGTAACATTATTTTCATCTAATAATACAAGTATGATTGATATTGACTCTAGTAATAATATTAGATTTTGGCAATATAGCAGTAGTGCATTTCAATTTAATCTTATAACAGATTTAGAATATACTGATAATAGCCAGTGGGCTAATCTTGTTGTAATGATGGACACAACACAATCGACAGCAGCAAACCGTACAAAGATGTATTTAAATGGTGTTCAAATAACTTCATTTTCAACAGAAAGTTATATTGCTCAAGATGCTACTCCTCATATGAATAATGCAAGTTATACGCACTACATTGGTCAAACAGGAGGTTCATCAAATTATTGGGAAGGTTATTTGGCAGAGACAGCTTTCCTTGATGGACAAACATTAACTGCTTCTAGCTTTGGATCAACAGATACTTCTAGTGGACGATGGGTTCCTAAATCAATAACTGGATTAACTTATGGAGATAGGGGATTTTTACTTGATTATTCTAATGGTAGTGATCTAGGTGAAGATCAAAAAAATTCTAACGATTGGACCAACAATAATACTGTAACTCAAGTAGTAGACTCACCAACTACAAACGTAGCTACACTTGATCCTAATTCTAATACTACATCTGGAGGAAGTACAGCATTATCAAATGGAAACAGAACAAGCACACAAAGTTCTGGAGGCACAACCTATGTTGGAGGAATTTTAGTTCCAGAGTCAGGAAAGTTTGTGTGGGAGGTTACTGTTACAAATGTGGTCGAACATTTTTATATTGGTATAAAAGATATAGATGCTTCTAATACAGCTAGTAGCACTCTTAGTGATGATGCTATAATGTATCAAAATGATGGTACGATTGAGGTGGATGGTACTACTTATTCATCAAGTCCAGCTACATATACAGATGGAGATGTTATACGAGTAGAGTGGGATGTTAATGTTAAAATAGAATGGTTCAAAAATAATTCTTCTCAGGGTTCATATACATTATCAAAGAGTTCAATTACCTATAAGCCCTTTTTCGTATATAATGATGACACAGCAAGTTTTACTGTAAATTTTGGATCTTCTTCTTTTGCTCACACTCCGACAACTGGTTACTCTGCATTAACACAAGACAATCTTACATCCACAGATCAATTTATATCTGCATTTAGCTGGATTAAGAACAGAGATGCCACCGATAACCATATGCTGTTTGACAGGGTGCGTGGTGTAAAAAAGGATATTCATAGTAATACTACTGCTCTTGAAGTTACAAATGTTAATACACTTCAATCTTTTCTAGCTGGTGGTGTGCAAGTTGGTAATGATGTTGAAGTCAATACAGCTAATGAAAGCTATGTTCTTTGGAACTGGATGATGGAAACAACAGGCAGTGGGACATCTAACGAAGATGGTAGTGTAAACACTACCAGAACACTTGTAGATACTACATTAGGTGTAAGTATAAATTTAGTTCCTGTTCCTGCAAGTGGTGATTTTACTATTGGTCATGGATTAGGTGCAATACCAAAGTTTATTATAGTTAAAGGTTTAGAAGCTGCTGATAACTGGGTAATTCATGCTAGAGCTACAATGTCAGATACAACAGATTATATTTTGTTTACTGCTGCTGCACAGGTTAATTCTGGAGTAAATGTATTTGGAGCATCTTTACCAACAAGTACAGTATTAGGTTTAACGGCTGGAAGTACGGCTGCTGCAAGTAAAGATGCTATTGTTTATGCTTTTGCTGATTCTCAATTTATTAGCATAGGGTCATACACAGGAAATGAAAATGTTAATGGAACTTTTGTTCCAACCTTAAACAGCTTGGGTGTTCCTATTCAACCAGTTTGGGTTATGGTAAAAAATACGGCTCAATCTAGATCGTGGAACATTACAGATACAGCCAGAAATCCTTATAATGTTGCAAATTTAATTTTAGAAGCAGATACGACTACTGCCCAACAAACAGGATCTGATACTCTTTGGAATATGGATATTGTTACAGGTGGTTTTAAATTAAGATCTTCTCACGAAACATCTAATGGTGCAGAGACGATGATTTATTTAGCATTTGGAACACCTATTATTGACGTAGACGGTAGAATTATAACAGGAAGATAACATGTTTTTATATAACGCAACTAAAGAAATTAGACCCGGAAAAGCATGGACAGATGACAATGGTATACAGCATCCTGCTAACTGGAATATCTGGGATGATGCTCATAAGAAATCAATGAACATTACTGAGGTGACTCTTGAGGCTAGACCAGACGGTAGGTTCTACAACTGGATAGATAATGGTCTTGATGGTGTATCTAATATTACACCTAGAAACTTAGATGATACTGGTTCAGGAGATAGCTTAGTAC